AGACGGCTCATTTTGTCAGACATGCGTGTGATCGCTGAAATAACACCCAGCTTGCGGTAGGTCTCACCGAAAGAATCCCCGTAGGCTTCATTCTTTGCACGGTAGATTTCGTTCAGCTTGTCGCAGATTTCCATATGCCGATCTGCCTTACTTTGCTTCGGGCCGTGAGTAGGCAACGGGAGCGGAGGACAAATCTTTTCAAATCGTCCGCTCTCAGAAGCTTCTATAGGGCAGTTTCTAATTTTCATATCTTTTTACCTCCGTGACGATACGGGCGGGATTTATTGAATTCGTGCTTCTCCAATATCGCGGATTCAATATCGATTCCGTAATGCTCTGCCATGTCAAATACACGGATTACAACGTCGGCCAATTCTGAGGGGATTCCCTCCGGCTTTCCACCGGCAGAATAATATGTTTCAGTGAAATCATGTCCGTTCCGGTATTCTTCCAAGGCTTCTGAGAGTTCTGAGTGTACAAGAGCGGCCAATTCTCCGAAGCTTCTCTCCCCACCTTGCCACCATCCGTGTGCAACCGCATTTCCGTGAACTTCTTCTGCCAATTCATTAATGTTCATATCTTATTTGCCCTCTTTCTTTACATTTAAGGTTAATGACAAGCCCGTGACGGCTGTTTTAATCTCCTCGAGCATAGCGACAACATTATCAAATTCGCACGGCTCTACGGAACAGTGAACCTTCTCCTTAAAAAGCCGCTCCGAATACAATTCCAACGCATTTACGAGCGACGGGCAGTAACCGACAACTACGTCGCATCTTTTACCGGCCTGTTTATTCGGTCTGCCTTTAGAATCGAGCGACGGCGTGATCTTGGTTTCCTTTAGCATCCAGTTATACGGGTCAACGTCTATGTAATAGCGGTCGTCAAGGGTTATTGTTCCGGGTAGATTATTCATGCTCAAAATCCTCCGCAATCTCGCTATACAACGATTTTACATCTTCCGGGCCAAAGGCTCCGTCTTTTGCCCTTATCGATAAATCGGAACAAAACACTTGCGTTTCTCCGTTTTTTAATGTCAAGAGGTTCTTGAATTTTACTGTTTTGGGCGGCTTTTTGAAACCGAAAACACCGTTCATAATCATTTCGGCGGCGAACAGAGCGAAAAACATTCCAACCGTAAACGTCGGAAAATCATACCCGCAGAACGCAGCCGCCGCGCAAATGATGAAGTATGCAGCCACTACGAAACTTGCTATTCTACAAAAAATTCTCATGTATCTTTTTTCCTTTCTCTTTACGGTTTTACTTCAATATCAGGCAGTACATTCGTATGGAAATACACCTTGTAATGGTATGGGTCTGTATCCGTTCCCGTAATATCTTCACATACATACAGCGTTGAGTTACTAAGATACACATAGTTTTTCTTGTACTTATCGGGGCCGATTTTACAAGTTACAACAAGTTCGTCATCCCTGTCATTGCTGATGTCCAAATAACCTTCCATAGTCATGATAACCTTGTCTGTCCTTGCATTGTAAACGGTAATTCTGCGCTCACATCCAAAATATCCAGCCTGTTTAGAAATATTGTCGTTAACCTTGTCGGCTTCGCTGCACCCGCCGACTCCAATAGCTAAAGCCATAACCATAACCAATGCAATAATAATTTTTTTCAAGATTCTTTCTCCTTTATTCATTCTTCGCTCTCCAATGCTTTCTCCGCTTCGGCGCGGGTGAGGAAGACGGTTTTGCCAATAAGTAACATATCTAATGTGTGTCCCCAAACGTCTAATGCAAATAAATCGTTTGAACCCGATATGTAAAATCTTGAGATAATAAATTCGTTTATTCTGTGTTCTGGAATATCGAATTTTGAGTAAATAGTTATGTATACTGTATCCCCGACCTTGCACGGCAGCTCAATAATCAATCCGTCTTCCTCCGCTTGGAATAGTTCCGGCAGCATATTGAGCGCGGCTGCGGGATTCTGCTGGTATGTATCGCGGAGGCGCTGGATAATGTCAGGCATGATTTGAAACTCCTTTCTGAATTTTCATAAATGTCATCCAATGCGTATTCATCTTTTTCCCGCTGATATGCCCGAACAAAGGCTCCTGACCGATTGCATTTATGACTTCTCGCGTCGGGATTTGTACCTCAGACCATTTGAATATCAATGTTCCGTAAGGTTTCAAAACACGCATGCACTCTTGAAAACCATCGTGAATCATTTTCTCCCACCCGTTTTGCAAGGATCCGTATGCCTTTTTAGTCCAAGATCCTTCTCCCACGGTTTCTAGGTGTGGAGGATCCATTACAACGAGATAAAAAGATTCATCCGCGAATGGTAAATCTGTGAAATCTGCGATCATATCCGGTGCGACAACAATGTGACGTTCCGCGTTGTTTTTTCCCCATCTAGCCGCATAGCTCTCAGCTCTGTTATCTAAGTACAAGCAGTCCGGATTATGTTTGTCAAACCACATCATGCGGCCTCCACAAGTTACATCAAGAATCGGTTTGTTTGTCATTCCTTACCTTCCCTTCTTTCTCCATAGCTGCAATAACTATCAGGCCGTACAACACCGCACATTTTCCCCTTGCAGTATCCCGTTCCTAAGTCTTTGATACCAAGATATTTGCAGTCTTTGCAATGAACGGGAATAGCGTCAACGGTGGGGCATTCATCTATGTCGTTTTCAAAAATAAACGTTGTGTGTTCGTCAATAGTTTGCGACTGCTGTAAATCCGTGTTAAAAGCATCTTTGAGCCTATCCGCGTCAATTATTCTCATGGCTATCATCCTTTCTCATCCGCGCGCCGCAGAAAGGGCAGTGGTCATATTCCGCTTTTACCAAACCGCACGGATTAACTTCGCACTCAGCGTGGTTGTAATAGCACACACTATATCCCGCGCGATGAGCATTAACGGATTGTCTTGTCCACCGCCCATGCACCACCGGCGCATATTCCCCGGATGCGATTTTGCGGAGAAGAGAGGTGGCAAGTTCCACCGATTGATACAACTCGTCTGCTTCTGATCCCATGCGCTTTATCATCTGTGCATCAACGATAAAAGCGAGGTTTTCCACTATTTCAAGCGGTGTCATTTCGGGTTCTTGATGCTCTCGGTTGTATTTTGCGATATTGTGGCACATAACGGCTGTTTGGTCTTTCATAATTTCCCCTCCTGTTCCGGCTTGCGGGCGTAAGCAATACAAGGTTTGGGGCAATCAAACCAATGCGCCGTCTGATCGTCAATATCCGCGCAGACTCCGTTTTCGGTATTGTGTACAATCCCCCATGCTCCGCCGCTGCCATCAAAGCAAGTTGAGTACACCGGTTCCCCGTCCATCTGCCTGAGCTGTTCCACCGTCAGAAGCTGGTTCTCGTGAGTTCTCAATGGACATACGCGAGGGCTATTATGGCCGAAATGTGATTGACCAACATCACGCCCGCTTAAATCACAGTAATGAGTAAAGCCGTCAGCCTTTTTAGAAGGTGCATGGGTGCAATGCTCACATCTATCACAACGAGGGAGCTCAGTTGCCTTGTTTTCCGGGGCGAGGCGGCGGTTCCACGATTCATCGGCATCTTTTTGCTCAAAAAAATGTGGTACGGTATCAAAAGCAACACATCCGGCGTCTATGCAGTGCACACCATAAAGTTTTTTCTGATAAAGATTGCTCCATCCGGGTTCTGTGCGTTCTGCTTCATTCCCGCAGAACGGGCACGGTTTCAATTTATCCATCGTTTTCACCCTCCACCAGTTCAAAATATTCCGTCAAATCTTCGCTGCTGATTTCTAACCATTCTAGCGTGTTAGGGTTTTCCAGACGCACTTCACCGCCCGCTATGCGGAAATTAGTATCCATCAGGTCCCAAACTGAGCCTTTGTCTATCCAAAAATTTGTCTCTGTTTCGAATCCGTCCCCGTCGCATGCGGGAACGGAAAATGATTTTTTGCATTTATACATCGTTTTCACTCCAATCTAAATTTTGTTCGGCTCTTGCTTTACGGCAGGAGCCGGTTTTTATGCATTGCCCGCCCACTGTTCGGCCATAGCGCGGGCAATACCTGGGAAGGTTTTGCTGCGCTGTTTTGCACGATCTGCG